CTAAAGTAGGTCCGCCAGCGTCGTCACCTCACCAGCGCATGCCACCGCGGCGATCGCTTGCCGAACGCTGATATTGGCGAGGAAATTGGCATCCCATCGCATCATCGACATCGTTTCGCCTGGCTGGCCGTCGGGCACCGGAACCTGCGTGGTCTGCTCTCCCAGCACGGCGAGGACATGCTCTTTCGTGAGCGCGTCGGCGCCATAGTCCTGGATGTCCTTCTGCACGCTGGCGGTGCGCACCTCGATCACGATCTCTTTGCCGGCCACGCATAGCTTGGTGCTTCCGTCGGCGTTGATGAGCCGCGCCGACGTGTAGAAAGCCAACCCGGCGTTGTTTTCCTGCCACGTCCGCTCGACGTAGACAGCCACGTATTCGCCGGTATCCAGCTGCACCGCGACTTCGCTGGGATAGAGGCCCGGCGCGCCGATGTCACTGTTGTCGGGGTCGCGTGGCTGCGGCTGTGGGGAAACCTTGGTGTAGCTCATGCGATCCTCTCAGGTCGGTTTGAGGTTGTGGTGGCCGATGTAGCGGCCGCGCGTGCGGCCGGCCAGGAAGACGCTGTTCTCGCAGGTGATATGGATGATTTCGCGCTCGCCGATGTCTTCGACCGCGATGACGCGCTCGTGACGGTGGTCGCCGAAATCGCTTACCGGGATCAGGTGCCCGACCAGTTCCGGCGCCAGCACCAGCGATTCGTCGCTGCACAGGATCGGTGCACTGGTCGAGCAGTCCAGGGAAATGCCGCTCTCGGTGATGATCCGCACGCATGGCGCCAGCTTCCGCACGGCGTAGGTCACCCTGCCCGCGCGGCGCCGGAACGTCGCGGCGTCCACCACCAGCTCCAACAGATCGTCCACCGCGATCGCGCCGGCCTCGCCGTGGCCGGGCAGCCAGGAGTCGACCGTGACGCAGGCCCCGCCACCCGAACCGCCGCTGCTGCCGCTGGTGGGAAACACCACCGTTGCTGTACCCAGCAGCAGGCGATTGTTGTTCGCCATCGCGGTGATGTTGCTGGTGGTGGCCTGCAGGGTCTGGCTGCCGCCAATAAGGTTCGGATCGTCGTAGTACAGGTAGAACTTGACGGTAGCGCCAGCGGAGCCGGTGACACCGACGGCGGATGCGTTATACGAAATCGTGTCGTTGCCCGCCTGCAGGGTCGCCGCAGTAGCGGTGATGGTCGCCGCGGTAGGCGTGGCGTTGTAGCCGAACGACAGGCCGATCCAGCCGCTACCGTAGTTTCCGAACGAGACGGTGGGCAAGTTGCGTTGCGTGCTGAGCGTACCCTTCACCTCATTGGCAAGGCTGCGCAAACGAGACAGCCGGACGCCGTCGAACGCTGACTGCGAGCCGGCCGGACCGTTGTTCTGCAGGTAGAGGCGGAACGAAATCGCCCCCGCCGGCGCCGTCACCTGCTGCTGGTAGGTATTCCAACTCGCGGACGTGGTCGACGGACCACCCGATCCGACCACGCCGCCGTTCTTGTCGAAGAACACCAGCTGCGCGAACGTGGGACCGGTGTTGATCCAGTTCACCATGGCCGCCGAGATCAGGAACACGTCGCCCGGGCTGCAGGGATACACGCGGTTGCTGACCGCCGCACCGTACTGCTGCGCCGTGGTCACAGCGAGGCTCTGATTGCCGGCAAACGCTGCGCCGGCGGTGGCATAGGACAGGTTGGCGCTGCCTCCCGTCCACCCGGGCACAGGGTTCGAGGACGTGCTGGCCTCGAAGTCGGCGTTATCCACCAGCTCAGCGACGGACGACTGGATGCCGCGCGTATAGACCGAGCTGTCGGGAACTTCATCCAGGCTGCTGGGCTGAATGTTGATCGTGGCACCGCAGTAGGTGAAATACCCCGAGGTGTGCGACACCGCGGCCAGCTCGCACACGGCGTAGACCGCGTTCGCCGGCGCCGTCGCCACGACCTTGGTCACGCATTGCGTGTAGGTGCCCGTGCCGGCCGAGCCGCAACGCGGATAGGCCGTGCTGCCGTCCGGCGCCGAGGTCGACAGCTCGGCGTTGTTGATGTCGCGCCAGGAAATGCGCGCGTAGGCCAGCGCGCCAGCATTCGGCGCGCCGATCGCCTTGACGCAGCACGTAGCCACCACCTGCTGACCTGGCCGAACGTTGATGTGGTAGCTGTTGCGGAGGTTGTCGGTTGCCGTCGATCCCGCCAGCGCCGTGCTTCCGGCGTGCACCACGTAGGTATTGAACATCGGATCCGGCTTGTTGCCGGCGCCCGTCTCCCAGTACCAGCCCGGCGTGTGGTCGGGAGTCCAGTTCGACAGGTCTTTCAGGAAGTACGGATTGCCGACGTTGATGCCGGTCTGCTGGCCAGTGACATCGGCGCCATCGGCGGAGGTCTTGCCGCGGCCGCTGACGATCGGCGAATAGGCGCCCGCCACGCCGGCGAAGTTGATGGCGCGCACCTTGTACCAGCGCGTCACGCCGTCGGTGATGCCGTCGGTGTAGCTCAGCGTGCGCGCGCGGTTCAACAGCGCATAGGTGCCGCCGCTGGTGTCGCTGCGCCACACCTCGTACTCCACGCCAGCCGGCGGCGTGGTGGACGTGGTCCAGGTCAGCAGCACGCCGTCGGAAACCGACTGGGCGGCCAGCGTGGCCACCGCCGGCGGCGCCGACGAGTTCGGCACGCTGTACCCGCTCGGCACCCACACCGATTTCGCACCGCACGCCGACACGGCGCGCACCTCGAAGTCGTAGTTCTTCGAGCGATCGAGGCCAGTCACGACCAGCTCGGCCGTCACCGATGCCGTGGCGACCTTGCTCCACTGCAGCGTGCCCGTCTCGCGCCAGCGGATTTCATATTGGACGGGGGCGGAAGCGGCCATTAATCGACCTCGGCAGAGCGCTTGTTGTGGTGGAGGATGTAGCGGCCTGGCTCAGCGCCAGCCCAGAAACAGCCATCGTTGACGGTGATGTGCTGCACGACCTGCATGCCGATGCCGCGCAGGCGCGCCACGGCCTCCCAGCGCACGCCATCGCCGTCCTTGACCGCCACGCTTCGGCCGGCCAAGTGCGGCGCCAGTACCACGCCGGAGGGCGTGGGGATCGGCGCGGAGGTCGAACAGCGCAGCACCGCGCCCGAGACGGTGACGATCTCGACGCAGGGCTGCAGCTTCGGTTCGCTGTAGGTGACCCGGTCGGTGCGGTCGGCCAGCGTCACCTGGTCAGCCATCTGCAGGTAATCGCCTACGGCCACCTCGCCGGCCCGGCGCATGTCGGGCAGCAGCGAATCGGTGACCACGCAGCCGCCGGCGCTGATCGGCACGCGGTAGATGCCAGGCGCAGGCGCCCCGGAGACGCCCGGGCTGGCCTGGACCACGCCAGCGTCGTCCGCCGCGCTGTCGCCGGCCCGGATGGTCACCACCGGCGGGTCCGGCGGCGCGCACCAGGACACGCCCGTGATGTCGCTGACGAAGGGCGGCGGCGTGCCGGCATCGGCCGTCAGCACGTCCGGCGCGGCGTCGACGCACACCAGCTGTGCCGACAGGTCGTTAGACGGCAGGACCGACTTCACGATCAGCTCGGCCACGGTGCGGTTGACCTCACCCAGCACGAACAAGTCGCCAGGCGCGCCCGCTGGCGTGCTGCTGAGGTTGAGCGAAATCCAGGCGCCGGCCCCGTTCGTCACGTTCGCCGTGGACTCGGTGCCGTTGGCGCCGCGGATCCGCACCTGGTAGCTCTTGCCCGACTCCAGGGTCACCGGGCCATCCAGCGTGATGGTGCTACCGCTCATCGCCTTCACCCGGCCCCAGGCCAAGCCCCAGGCGATGATGTCGTGCGCGACGTGCACCAGGTCGCCACGCTCGCAGACCATGTGCTCGATGTCGGCGCTGAAGGTGTAGGTGGTCGGTCGCTTCCAGATCACGGCCAGGTGGTAGCGCCCGAGGCGCCAGGCGGCGTCCGGGTCCGTGACCATGCGCAGGTCCAGTTCCTCGAACCGCGTGGCGTTGGTGGCGTTGTAGCCGTCCCAGTAGACGACGCGGACGTCCTGTTGCCAGCTCGCCTCCGGGTTGGTGAATTTCACCCGCAGCGCGTGCGGCGGATTGCTGAACACGCGGGCATAGCTGAAGCCGTAGCTATTCACCGGCGTGAACATCTGCACCGGAACGGTCTGCGGCAAGTCGCGCACGCCGCTGTACCGGCCGTTGCGCAGGCCGAAGCTGGCCCGGCCGGCGGCCAGCACATCGCGGACCACGTCGCCGAACGCGCGGGAGCTGTCCATCACGAAGCCGATCTGCAGCCCCTTCGTGTCGCACTCGCTGGCCCAGTCGGCGATGCCGTCCAGATCCAACCGCGAGTCCGCCAGCCGACGCATGACGGCCGGGCACCGCGTCATCAGCCAGGCATAGATCCACGCCGGGTTGTTGGTGGCCACGGCGGGCAACCACGCCTGCGCACCCTTGTCCCAGCGCGGGATCTTCTGCGAGGCCAGCACGGACAGGTTCTGCACCACGCCTTGCAGCTGGTCGGTGGCCTTGATGCGAACGGCCAGTTTCAACGTGCCGGTGGTGCTTGGCAGCTGCGGGTTGATCGAGCGGATCACCGACCACGCGGCCGCACTCTGCGCGAACTGGATGCTGCCAAAAGCCGTCGTGCCGCGCGTCACCTTCACGTCGTATTGGCCGATAGGCACCGTCCAGCGGATGCCCGTGCGCAGCGTCTGCTTGGCCGAACTGGAAATGTTGAAGGTCGAGCCGCCATTCGTCAGGCCGCCGGTGAGGCTCAGCCCCGTGGCGCCGTTGGCGTAGGACCAGGTGCCCGACCCAACCGGCCGATACTGCACGGTGAAGCTGGTCGAGCCGCTGACGGTGCGCCCCTTGTTGTCGACGCCGTAGAAGCCGCCACTGAACACCACGTCGAGCGATATTTCCGTAGTGCCGGTCTGCGTGGTGCGGGTGTCGTTGTCGCCGCTGTTGTTAAGCGCGGTGCCCACCGCGGCCTCGAAAATGTCCTGCGAGAACAGCGTGGGCGTGGTGCTGATCTGCCACTCCACGTCGTCATAGCTCTCGATCGGCGTCGAGCCGATTTGGATATCCGAGATATCCAGGTCACCGTAGCCTAGGTCCAGCAGCATCCGCAGGTACTGGTCATTGCCGCTGATCTCGGTGTAGGGCAGCGCGGCGTGCGGCGGGAACATCCGGTAGGAGCCGACCACGCACGGAATGACGTTGTACGGCGCGGCCTGATTGCTCGTGCCGGTGATCGTAGCGAGCTGGTTGAAAGGATCGCCACCGCCGCCGGAAACCTTTGGCGTTGGAGGCGGAATCAAAGCATTGATAAGCAGCGAGCCGACTGCCATTACCAGGCCCGTCGCTATGGCGGACGACACGCCAAGCGTAGGCGCAATTGCCAAGCCGATACCCGGCGCAAAAATGGTTAATGCGACAATCGCAGCAATGCGCAGAATCTTTCCACCATTCCCGCCCTGTGGAAAAACCACGACATGCACATATTGCCCAGCGCGCGGCTTCACCTTCGCCCACATCGCGCGCGGCACCGGGTAGCCGCCGATCTGCACATCGCAGGCTTGGCTGGCGAACTCACCGAGCATTTCGGAAATCGACTGGCCTGCCTGAAACTGGGCAAAAACTCGCTCTTCGCCGTTCATCACGTTCGGCTGAGCAACAACGGTGCATTCGTTGGTCATGATGGTCCATAAAAAAAGCCCGCACGAGGCGGGCTTCAAAAGAAAGTTGTTTTCGCCGGCTACATTCGGCAGGTAGGTGTTCCAGTCACAATCGACTGCTTTGCAGCTTCCATCTCTCGCTCATCCCAAATACCAGTGCCCCAAGCGGTCACGGTCACGGATGCGCCATCGCCGTCTTTGGCAATGTCAATGCGCTCTAGATCTTTCCCGGTTCCAGGCGCGGAAATTCGCACAACGCCCTTTTCGGTATCCGTGAAGAGATCTCCGCCAACGTCGAACGACTCCCGGAGGATGTTCGTACTGGTTCGGCAATGACGTGCATATGCACCGGCGCGCCTATAGGCTTCCTGGTACGTGACTGGCGCCGAGAACTGTGCCTTGAGAGAACCCACGTCGCCATCCTTAATTCCGACGGAGCACCCCGCCAACAGGCAGACGCCAATTCCAAGCAATACGTGTCGCATCGTCGATCCTTCATTCCCCAGTTCGGCCGATACGATATACCCCTTCGATCCGGCGCGCCCACTGCGGGGAATCCAGGCGCTCGATGCAGCTGGTGGCCCTGGGCGACCAATGCAGGAACCGATCTGCCGTAACCATAATCCCGCAGTGCCACGGGCGGCCGGCGATGCGCAGGATCAGCAAGTCGCCGGCCGCCGGCGCCGAGACCAGCTCCCAGCCGGAAGCCAGGCCCGCCGCCACCGCGCCAGCCACCGCCACCCGATCCTCCGCCGAGGGGTAGGCGTCGCCGTAGTCGGGCAGCAGCACCCCGAACACCTCCGCCAGAACCAGCCGCACGCCGCCCCAGCAGTCCGCGCCAGCGCGCGTACGGCCCTTGTCGGCGTACGGCAGGCCGACATAGGGGCCGGCCCAGGCGGGGATCACAGGAACAGCCCGGGGCTGTTGGTGGGCAGGTACTGCTGGCCCGGGCAGGCCTGGGAGAAGACGTCCTCTTCGTAGGCCAGCGTGCCGGTGATCGTCTCGGTGGTGGCGGTGATATCGGATAGCGAGAAGGCGAACGGCCCGGCCTCGATGGTGTTCGGCTGGCTGGCCAGCACCACGTCCAGCGTGACCGACGGCATGCCGGTGAGGTCGCGGATCGCGGAGTTGATCGACAGGTCCGTATTGTCGAAGGTAACGGTTACCTGCGGCACTTGGTCTTCGCGCTGATCCGGCAGATTCACCTGGAAGGCGAACGGCAGATAGCTGCCGTCCGTGCGGGTGACCGTCTCGGTGTTGTGGGCAACGCGGATCGGCAAGGCGAAGGACGGGTGCTCGACCTTGAGGCACGGGATGAACACCTCCGCGGTCTGCGGCGCCAGCATCGCCTGCAGCGCGCGTGTGGATACCTGGCGCATTACGGTTCCTTCATCAGTTCGAGATCAACACGCCATAGCCTTTCGGCGCTGGCCACGTATTGCTCGCTCGGCGTCTTCAAGAACACGTACGTTGCCGCGGTGCCGTCCCGGAAGTCAGTCCAGTCGAACGGCAACGTGTAGCTGAGCGTGGTCTTGACGAACGCCTGCAGCGTCGCCAGCTGCGCCTGCGTCAACATCACCGAGCAGGTCAGCTTCTCCGGCAGCGCGGTGAAGCGCCGCCGGGTCTTCATGGCGCCTTCCATCTGCGTGGCCAGGATGGGGTCTACCAGCGGTGCGTAGTTGATGTTCGCCACCAGCGGCGTGGGAAGGCCCGCCGGCCAGGTCGGATTCGACATGTTCAGCCACCTCCCACCGAAACGCCGCGGCGCTGCACGCCGAATCGCTGCTGCATCGCCTGCGCGGTGCGGCCGCCCTTGTTGATGTCGCTGGCGACCGCGTCCAGGACCACGTCGATAATCACCGTATCGCCGTCACGCCGCGCGCCCGTCTGCTGCGCCTGCACGGGCTGGCCGTTGTTGGTGACGTTGACCTGGACATTGACGTCGCCGTCGCCGCCACCCTGCGTACGCACGCCCAGGCGGCCATCGCTGCCGCGACGTAGGGGCAGGATCGCCTCCGGGCCGGCCTCGCCCATCAGGCCCGCGCCGTTGGCGAACTTGAACATGGTCGGGTTGCTCACCACCTGGCCGGAGAACCGAGACAGGCTGGCCGAGTTGTAGACGCCGCCCTTGGCATTCACCTGGCTGACGAAACCCTGGCTGTTGTAGCTGAGGCCGCCCTGCCCGTTCGTGCCGCCGAAGCCGCCGCTGCCGAAGATCGAGGTGAGCACCTGCGATGCCAGGATGCGCAGTTCCATCTTCACCAGGTCGGCCACGAACGAATCCACGAGGCTCTTGAAGCTGATCTTGCCCGTGGTGACGAAGTTGGCCAGCGCGTCCGTCCAGCTGTTGAGCTGGCCGGTGACCAATTCCTCGGTCTGCTTCGATACGTTGCCGGCCTGGTCGGCGAAATTGAGCATGGCGCGCTGTGCGCCGCGGCTCCAGTCCTGCTCCGCCTTGAGCATCGTCGCGTCGGCATCCTGCGCCGCCTGGACGCGCTCCGCCTCGTACTTCTTGATGAGCGCCAGCTTCTGGTCGTACTCCTGCTGGGTCATCTGGACCCGGTTGCTCGGGTCGTTGAGCTTGGCCAGCTCCGCCTCGCTCTCGCGGTGGATGTCGATCAGCTGACGTTCCAGCGCGATCTGGCGATCGCTCATGCCAAGGGCGGCCACCTGCAGGTCGAGCGCCTGCTTGTCGGTGGCCAGCCGCTGGTCCATGGCCGACTTGTATTCGTTGATCCCCTTCTGGGCCTGGCTGATCTGGCGGTCGTAGTACTGGTTCGTCTGGTCGATCGCCGCGCCCAGCTTCTTCTGGACCTCGATGACGGGCGCGCCGCCGGCGATAGCCTTGCCGCCTTCCTCCGCCAGCTTGCGGATCGCCTCCACGCGCTTGTCGACGATCTTGTCGTCGGTGCCCATGTTCTTGGCGAAGGCTTCCTCCACCAGCTTGTTGAACTGCTCCAGCGCGGTATTGGCTTTCTTCACGCCAGCGGCGAAGTCGGCGCCCAAGTCTTCCCGGGTGTCTACCGTGGGGATCTTCGGTAGCGGCGCGGCTGCCTTCTTCTTGGCCGCCTCCGCGGCGATCTCGTAGTCGGCCAAGCCGGTGGTGTTTTCGTGGATAGCCTTGATGTTCTTCTCGGCCTCCGCGTTGATGCGCGCGACCGCGGCGGCGAAGTCGTCGGCGGCGGCCGTGGCCGGGCGCAGGCGCTTCTCGACGTCGCGCAGCTGGTCGACGCGGCCGCTCTGGAACGGCAGCTTGTCCAGCAGGTCCGCCTCGCTGCCGGCCAGGTCCGCCAGCATGGTGCGAATCGTGTTGAACGACCCGACGGCGCCGGCCTTGATGGCCTCCCAGGCGATCAGTGCGCCGGCCTTGATCTTCTCCCAGCTGGTCAGCAGGCCGTCCACGAGCGCGATGCCGGCCAGGCGCACCTCGAGGAACTGGTCCCGCAGGTAGGAACCGATCTCCCAGCCCACGAAGCCTGCCGCCAGCAGCTTGAACGCCACGCCCAGCAGGCCGACCTCCTTGATGGCCGACGAGAAGCTGGCCGAGGTCACCGCGCCCCACTCGGCTTGGGCCACCACCAGCGCCTTGAGCGCCGCGAGCTGGCCGCCCATGCTGGCGATCCAGCGCGCGCCGTTCAGCAGCAGGTTCTGCGTGTACACCGCCGCGGCGATCTCGCCGAGCCGCGTCACGGCGTCGATGATCGCGTCGAAGTTGTCGACCACCGCCTGCGCGCCGGCCGCGATCGTATCCAGCGTCGCCTTCCATTGGTCGCCGCGGAAGAACGTCGCGGCCTTGACGGCGATGTCGGCCAGCACCGGCCCGAGCACCGTGGCGAGCTGGTTGGCCACGCCCTTGCCGACGAAGGACAACTGCTCCATCGCGTCGTTGAAGCGCTCCGCCGTCGGCGCCGCGTCCTTGCTGACGATCAGGCCGAAGTCCTTGGCCATCTTGATGTAGTCGTCGAGACCGGCCTTGCCGCCATTGAGCAGCGGGATCAGCTGGGCGCCGGATTTGCCGAACAGGTCGGTGGCCAGCGCGGTCTTCGTCGCGCCGTCCTTGAGCTGAGAGAAGCGATCGGCCACCTCGCCGAACAGCTGCTCGGTCGACTTCATTTTCCCGCTGGCGTCGGTGACCGAGATCCCGAGCGCCTTGAACTGGGCGATCTGCGCTTTGTTGCCGGCCGCCGCCTTCGTGGCAGCCTGCTCCAGCTTCACCATCGACTTGTTGAAGCCCTCGCCATCCACGCCGGCCTGCTGAGCCGCCAGGCGCCAGCCAGATAGGGTTTCGGTGCTGACGCCCACCTTCTGCGACAGCTTGCTGATCTCGTCCTGCACGTCGAGTGCGGACTGCACGAAGTGGGCGACGGCGCCGACGCTGAACGCGCCACCGATCGCGGTGGCGATGCCGGCCAGCGTGCGGCTGATTTCCTTGGCGCGTTGCTCGGCAATGCGCGCAGCACGCCCCAGGTCGGACTCCAGCTTGGCGATGCGCGCCTCCAGGTCAATGGAGACGGTGCCGACGTTGTTAGCCATAGATCACCCGCGGGACTGTCGGCTGGAAGAGACGAAGGCCTGGACGATCTCGATGTCGAGGCCGGGGACGTCCGCGGGCGGATCGCCGTCGAACGCGGTTGCGGTTTGCACGGGGCCGATGGGCGCCTCGACCAACGGGTACACCCGGGCGAAGGCGAGCCAGCTGAAAAACTCCGAGCGGGTCATGCGACGGCGCAGCTCTGCCACTGTCGCACCCATTCGGAGGGCGAGGACATGCCATAGGAAGTCCTCGCCGCCCCGGCTCAGTTTTTTACGTGGTCCTCGACGACCGCGGCCTGGTCGGCGCCATAGCCGTGGATGTCCAGGACTTCCTTGATGAGGGCATCCAGCAGCGGGCGCCGGAACGCGCGGGCCTCGGCATAGCTGATCGGGGAGCCATCCTCGCGGGTGACGCTCGCGGCGACCGCACGGGCGGACAGCGTGGCGACCTTCTCCGGGTCGCGCACGCCCTTGCCATTGGTGGTGTCGAATACCTTGGTGCACTCGGCATCCGACAGTTCGGTGATGAAGTACTTCCGCGACTTCTCGCCGATGGTGATGGTGCGTTCGTAGCCGTTGGGCGCCTCGAAATCGTCGAGGACGACCGACTTTTTTTCGTTCGTCATGGGAAATCACCGTTGAACAGATAGGTGCCGCCGACGCGCGGGCCGCGCCACGGTGGACAACGCGGTGTCTTCCCGCGCGCCAGCGACAAAACGTGGGCCACCGCTACGGTGGATCAGGGCGTTTTCTGCGAGAGCGTCCAGGCACCCGAACGCTGGATCACCAGCTCGAACTTCCAGACGTTGTTCGCTTCGAGCTGCCAACTCACGTCGGCCACGTAGCCCTTGAAGCTGATGCCGGTACGGCTGGTCGGCGGCGTCAGCACGCTACCGGTGACGGTCGGCGGCGCGGTGCCGTCGGAGCCGCCGACGTACCACTGCACGACGGCGCCGGATTCCTTGAGTTCCACCAGCGTCTCGAACACGGTGTCCGCGGAGTCGTAGGCGCCGCCGATGGTGACCTGGCCCGGCGTGGCCATGCCGGCCTCGTATTCGCGTTCCTGCGAGCTGAAACAGGTGACGTCCACCTGGTCGCGCGGGCCGGCCAGGCCGCTGAACGACATCACGCAGGCGATCTTGTCGACGGCCGTGCCGTCCGGGCTGACGTAGACGTCGGTGCCCTGGGTCTTGAGCTTGCCCATGGTGTTTTCCTCAATAAGGGTGGGTTTCGGGCACAAAAAAAGCCCGCGCGAGGGCGGGCTTGTGCGGCGTCCGGCGTGCCAACCGGGCGGCTTGGAGGTGGTTTAGCGTTCGTCCCAGAACGACCAGTCGAAGCCGACGCGGAACAGCTTCGTCTCCGGGTCTCGGTCTTCGATGTAGCCGCCGGCCATGTAGCCGAACGGGTCGAGCGCCGCGCGGCACGCGGCCGAAATCGCCGCCGCGGTGTCGAAGTCTTCGGCCCAGGCGTGTATCTGGACGCGGTCGTAGTCCACGTCCGGCGCCCGGTTGAGGTAAACGATCGGCTCAAGCGCCACGCCGCCGAACACGACATACGGCGCGGGAGTGCCTTGCGGTGCCACGACGCGATGAATGCCATCGCCGACCAGGGCTACCACACCGGCATCGCCAGCCAGGATTGGATAGGTCTCGGTGATCACCCACCACCTCCCCGCTTCGCCAGCTCAACCGCGGCGGCCACATCCTGGTGCAGGCTTGCCGCGAACACGTCGACCGCCGAGGTCTTCTTGTTCTCGAAGGTGGGCCGCAGGAACGGATATGCCGGCATGCGCGAGGTGCCGAACTCCAGGAACTTGCCGTAGTACGCGTTACCCCAATCCGCGAAGCGCGTCCCAGCGCGCTGCAGGCGCTTGTTAACGCGGCTGTGGGCGTACTTGCGCCGACGCGTGCGCATCGTGACGGTATAGCGCTCCGCCGCGCCCGATGCCGCTGGATTGCGGTCGCGCCGGATGATGATGTTGTCGTGCAGGTTCCAGGTGCGGTGGCGCACGCGCTGCCGCGCTTCGTCACGGAACGGCTTCGCCGCGGCGAAAAGCGCCTTACGGATCGGCCCGCCATTCTTGCCCGATAGCGCGGCCGGCAGCGCGCGGAGCGCCGCGATGGTGTCGTCCAGGCCGGTGATTTTCAGCTCATCAGCCACGGTTTACGCCCTCGCTCACCGGCAGCGTCAGATACCGGCGCTGCGTCTTGGTGTCGGGTAGCGCGCCGGCGATGTTGTAGATCTGGCCGGTCAGCTCATCGCGCAACCGCATGTTCGCCTTGATGCCGTCCATCCAGCGCATGACGATCTTTCCGGTGATCTGCGACTGGGCAGCCTGAGCAGCGATGAACTCGCGCGCCGTGAGCGCCGACTTCTCCGCCGGGATGCCGCCCTGCACCAGCTCCCACGTCTCCACCGTGCCGCCACTGGTCGGGTTCTTGGTTTGCACCGGCCGCTCCAGCGCCAGCCGCATTCGAAGGCGCCCGGACCTCATATGGTCACCACTTTCGCCAGCGAGATCAGGCGGTCGAAGGCTGGGTTCTCGATCGCTACGCCGGTGGTCATGGTCGACTCGCTGTTCTCGTACAGGTCGGCCACCAGCATCAGCACCGCGGCGCGCAGGGCCGGATGCACGTTAGCGCCGTAGTCTGGTTCGGGCGGGTTGCCCACCATGGCCGGCTCCGCGCCGACGTCGTAGGTCACCGAGACCGCGCCGGGCACGGCCTGAGTGCAAGGCCACGGCTTGTGCGGGGCATGCGCGACGCGGCCGGGTACGCTTTCCGCATCCGCCGCGTACAGCGCCGGGTCGAGCGTCTGGCGCACGCCGTCGCTGTCCAGGTAGGTCACGCTATGCACGGCAGCGACATCGCCACCGGGAAGGCGCAGCGGTGTTTCGAAGCGGTCGTAGGTGACACGCCAGGTCTGCCGCACCAGCGCGCGGTTGGCCGCCGCCTCGACGATCACGCGTGCCGCGGCGATCTGCAGCGCTAGCAGTTCGTCGTCGTCGGTGCTGATGAGGCGAAGCTGCTTGCGCGCAAGATCGACCGTCACCGGCTCCCCTGCAGGGGGCGTGACGACCACGACGCTCCGCACGTTGTAGGGCATGCGGACCGACGACGGCGTCGGCAGTCCGAACAGGGGGCCGGTGTATTCGTACATGCGTTACTTCCCCGGGTTCGCCGGCTTCTTGTTAGGCACCGGCGGAGGCTCGACCGCAGCGCCATCTTCTTCGCCGATCACGCCGTCCCACGTCTCGGCGTCCGGAACCTCTTCCGCCGTGACCTGGTCGTCCAGCGCGCCCTCCTTGAGCCCATCTTTCAGGGCGCGCCCCACCACTTCCGCGAACACCCCCGACGGCACGCCGCGGAAGGCGCGCAAGACTCGTACCTGTGCCATATCGATACCTCAATGCTGAGAGAAAGAGACCGGGCGGCGTGACCGCCCGGTCAAGATGACGCGCGACGCTCAGGTCGCGGAGTTGGCGTAGTACTTCACCGGGCCGCCGGTATCGATCAGGTTGCCGCCGGAGCGCATCCAGCACAGGAAACCCACCTGGCCCTTGGAGGTGTAGACAGAGTCCGTGAATCGGAACAGGGTGATCTGCATCGCGTCGCGGATCTTGTAGTTCGTGAAGTCGCCGAAGAGGATCGACTTCGCGTTGGCGGCCATGGTGGCCACGTCCTGGTTGATGGTGAACGGCCGGCCGAGCAGCGTGTCCGGGATGCCCATGGCGATGCCGTTGTCGTAGTAGCCCGGCAGGAAGATCGGGCGACCCTGCTGGTCCTTGAGCTTGCGCAGCACCGCCAGCGTGTTGTCGTGGAACATGAAGCGGGTCTTGCCGCGCTTGCGGTAGGCCGGATCCACCGAGTGCTCCAGGTCGACCAGGTCGTCGTAGGTGACGGTGCCGGTCTGTCCGGTCGCACCCACCTTGCCCGATGCGGCGCCGGTGACGATGCCGCGCGGCTGGCTGCTGCCGGTGCCGGTGGTGAAGTACTGGTTCTGGATGCGGCCCATGCGCGTGGACAGGCGATTGGCCAAGAACGCCTCGATGTTCACGCTGGAGTCCTGCAGCAGCTCGAACGGCACGGTGATGATCTTGGAGCTGAACTTGTACACGTTCAGGCCCACGGTGCCGAACGAGGCATCGAGCGCGGTGGCCGTGGTGTTCTCGGGCACCAGCTCGCCGACCTCGGACGTACCGTCCGACGTCGGGAAGTTCATCGGGTTGCCGCTTTCGGTCTGGAAGACCTCGGCCACTTCGCGCATGCCACCGAAGTCCTTGAGCGCTTCGGTCACCGACGCGACGATGTCGGTCTGCACGGTGTAACCGCCCTGGCCGCCGTTCGCCGGATCGCCGGACATGGTGTTGCGGACGATCTTGAAGCCGTTGTTCTCGGCGGTCATGAGCTGACGGGCCTGCGCCCAGTCGTCGTTACTCATGCCTTCGGTGCCGTGGCGAAGCCACTTGTTGACGGCGCGCGCCGGGGTCAGTTCCTCGGTGTCGTGCTCGCGGACGCCGGCATCCTTGAAGGCGCGCGCGGCGTCGTTGTCGAGGATCTTCTGGTTGCGGGTGATCTCGCCGTCGACGCGTTCGATGTCGGCGTTGAGCTTGTCGAACTGTTCGGTGTGCTCGGGCTTCCACTTGTCGCCCGGGTTCTCGTTCACGAGCTTGCGGGCTTCGTTGGCCAGCGCATTGCGGCGCTCCCGCAGGGCCAGGATCGGCTGAGTCATGTGTGCTTTCCTTGGGGCAATAAAAAAGCCGCCCGGAGGCGGCTTGGTTGGCTGCGTGCGGGAGGCCGTTACGCAGGTGTCGAGCCGAGCAGCCGGAGCAGGCGGCTCGCGCGTTCGTGGTCGTGATTGGCCGGGGCCGCCGGCGGCGGGGCTGGCGCGGCGGCCGGCGCAGGGGCTGGAGCGGGTGCCGGCGCAGCAGCGACGGCGGACAGCTGTTTCGGTACGCGGGCGAACGGCAGGCCTTCGAGGTTCCACTGCTTGGCGCGGTTCTCGGCGGATCCATCGCCAGCGCCCTGCTCTTCGCCGTCGTCACCCTGCAGGCCATCGGCCAAGCCGGCGGCCACGGCTTCCGTGTCGCTGAACCAGGTCTCCGCGGCCATCCAGGCCTTGGCTTGGTCGACGGTAACACCCGATTTCGCCGCGTACTGCTCGGCGATCTGGTTGTCAATCTTGTCCAGCAAGCTGGCCATCGTGGTCAGGTCGGTGCTGTTGCCGATCGCGACGGTCCACGCCTGGTGCACCATGAGCATCGAGCCCTTGGCCATCAGGGTCTTGCCGGCAGCCGTCGTGAGGAACGTGGCCGCACTGGCGGCCATGCCATCGACGTAGGCAACAGTCTCGCCCTTGAAGTCGCGCAGCGCCTGCGCCATGGCGACGCCCTCGAAGACGTCGCCACCAGGGGAGTTGATGCGGACGTTGAGGCGGCCCGCGGTGGACTGACGGACCGCCTTGACGAAGTCGGAGGCCGGCACGCCGTCGCCCCAGAAGTCCGCCCCGATCACGCCATACACGTACAGCGTGTCCTCGCCGTCGCCCTGCACAAGCTCGCAGCGCGTGGCGGTGCCGGGCTTATTTGCCCGGAGTAGGTGGATCTTGTTCACTGCTGCCTCCATTGGGCGGGTCGTTGGGGCCTTTCGGCTGCGGCTTCGCGAGCTCGTCGCCGCCCGGCATGGGCGGCTGGTTCTCCAGCTTGCGAACCTGGTTGGGTGTCATCCATGCGGGGTTCTGCGTGCCGCCGAGGGCGGACTTGTAGTAGTTCGCGCGCGCCGTGGCGTCGCCGCGCATCAGGCCGTCGACGTTCCAACGCAGGAACGTGCCGGCGCGGCGAAAAAGCTTCCGGTTGCATTCGTTCTCGATGCGCCCAAAGTGCGGGGCCAGCGTGTAGTTGATGAGGCCCTGACCGAGCTGCTCCAGACCCGAGCCGAAGGACGTTGCCTTCTCGGTGACACCAATCAAGTGCGGCGGGACGCCGAACGCCCTGGCGATGTCCTCGATCTGCCACTTGCGAGTTTCGAGCAGCTGAGCATCCACCGCCGACATGGTGAGCTGCTTGACGTCCATGCCCTCAGTGAGGATTAGGGGAACTCCATTAGGGCCATTGCCCGTGTACTTCGCCACCCACGCCGCGCGCAGCTGTTCCTGCTGCTTGTCCTCCATTTTCTTGGCGGTCGTGATGGCGTGCTGCGGCTGCGCACCCTGTGAGAAGAACTTGCCGGCGAACTCGTCAGCGCGAATCGCAATACCGATGCCGTTACGCGCTCCCCACTGGATGACCGACAGCGACGTCATGCCGTTGAAGCCCAGCCCGGGGAAATGGAGCATGTCTTCCTGCTCCACGCCGAATGCGCCATCGGGGGTAGTGACGTAATAGACCAGACGTGGCTGCTGACGCGGATCCTTCGGCGCAACGCGCTCCACGATCACCTGCTCGCGACGCAGCGGAAGGAACGACTCCGGCGCCAGCGTGCGCGGATTACGCACGATGTAGACGAAGGCATCACCGCGCAGCAGCATCTGCGAGACGATGAATTCCTTGAACGCGGTGGAACTGAACTGCGGGCTGGCCGATTCGTTGAACAACCACCATAGATCGTGGTTGTGCACCGGCATCGAGTTGCCATCGGAATCGCGCTTATAGATGTCAACCGGCAGCGCGCCAATGGCGCCAGCGATGAGCCTCACGCAGGCATACACAGCAGAGACGCGCATGGCGGTCCCGCTGGTAACCACCGCGCCGGCGTCGGTGGGCATATCCATGAAGAGGCGGAGCATGCCTTCGCGGTCGGAACTGACCACGACGTCGCTAACGTCGGCCATGTTTCCAATGACCGGATCCACGCGATCGCGCGCCGGCTCCACATTGCGGCGTAGCCAGTTCATCATCAGTCGATCACCACAAAGGCCTGCTCATGCACGTCCGGCTCTTCCGCCGGGCCCAGCGACACGCCTATGGCCATGAACAGCGCCACCATGTCGTCGATCTTGTCGGGCGACCGTTTCTTGTCCGGCGCCTGGTTATTGTTGCTGTCCTTGCGCGCCACGACGTTCGACGCATTCCAGGTGAGCAGCGGATCGCCGCCGTGCACCAGCTTCCCGCCCACATAGGCGATCTCCACCGCCTGCATTGCAGGCTGGTAGCTCTTCGTTCCCTGGATGAACTGCACCATCGGCAAGCCTTGCGTGACTAGGCGATTCACCAGGTCCGCGGCGTTCCACGAGTCGTAGCCGATGGCGAGCGGCTGGAACCGCTCCCACGCAGCCACGATGTCGGCCTCTACAACGGCGTAATCGACGACATCGCCGGGCGTCTGCTTGAGCAGGCCTTGTTCTACCCAGGAGGCATAGGGCACCGTCGCGCGCTCCGTGCGCACCTTGACCTGATCCTCGGGAACCCAGCGCCACCCATAGGTGTAGTACACGCCGTCCACCAGCCACACGAGGCGGAAGGCGGTGATATCCATCGTGCTGGACAGGTCGAGGCCACCCCAGCAGGGATGTCCGGCCAACCAATCCAGGTCGACCTTTCCGCCGCAGCGTCGCCATTTCGTCAGGTCGATCCAACCTGAGGCGGTGGACGCCGGACGGTTGAGCCGCTTGATCCGAAACTCGGACAGTTTCGACGGCATCCGCTTCGCTTCCACCCATTCCTTGCGGATGGCTGGAATCAGATTCGGGTTTGCGTCATGCAGCGGGTTAGCTTTGCGCCAAGCCTTCTCGTCGTGATCTTCGTCCTTGTCGTCCACCGCAAAGAACACGGCGAGGAAGTGATCAGCCTCCTGACCGAACACGCCCTTGAGCAAGTCTTTCGCAAACTTGCGCAGGTCTTCCCATGGGCCAGGGTTGAGATAGCCCTCGGTGGTGGTGAAGAGGAACAACGCCGCGCGCCGCGCGCCAGCCGCGGACTGCAGCACGTTGAGCAAATCGGGAGTCTTGTGTGCGTGGATCTCATCCAGGCCAACGTGCGACGGGTTCAAGCCGTCCTGCGTACTGGCCTTAGCATGCAGTGCCTTGAACGAGCCGGAGATTTCCATCCGGCTGATGGCCTTGGCCCACACACCCAGGCCAAAATAGTCGCGCAGGTCCGGCGTCTTCTGCACCATGGCCTGCGCCAGCTTGAGGATGATCGCAGCCTGGCTATACGTCGTCGCCGCGGTGATCACCTGGGCGCCTGGCTCATCCTCGCAGCAGAAGCAATACAACAGGATCGCCGCGGCGAGCGTCGACTTCGCGTTCTTGCGCGCCACGGCGAACAGCGCCGACGTGAATCGCCGCGTACCGTCATGGTTGCGGAACCCGAACAGCTGAACGACGAAGAAGACATGCGAGCGGTGCAACTGGATCGTTGGCGTTTCCCATACGCCCTCGATGTGCGGCAGCTTTTCGATGAAGTCGCACGGGTCGTTGGCTTGCCACTCATCGAAGATGAAAGGCGCCCGCTTCGTCTTGGCACGCTTGAGGTCCGCGAGGAAGCGCTTAGCCGCCTGCTGGATCAGCAGGCCATGGTGCTCTCGCTTCTTGTCGGCCAGGACTTCGTTGGCATAGTCGATGGCTATGCCAACGTAATCACCCTCCCTTCGCTTTGGCGCCGTTGCGCGCGAACTGGTTGGCTTTCGGTTTTTCGCCAAGCTGCCTCACCTTGCCTTGCGCAACGGGCGTCATGCCGAAGTCGTTCACCATGTTTCGGTACTGCGCCAACATGTGGCCGGTCGGTGCGACGCCGGCGGCGTACTGCTGGACGATCTGGCCGTGGAGTGCGCAGAGCACACCGAGAGGACCGAGGCTCACCTCGGTAAGCAGTCGGTTCGCCAGCAAGATCGCGGACAGGCGCTCCCATTCCTTCTGCGCGTGGATGTTGGGGAGCCAGTCGGGCGGCAGCGGAGCGATGTCGATCAGCGGCATTTCCACCGCGTCGCGCACGAGGCGGTCAGCACGGTCGGTGCCGCCGATCACCTTCAGGTTGTGGGGCTTCCGGGGAGTGGGCATCGCAAAAACCGTTTTTCTGATGTGACGGTGCAAAAAAAAGGTTGGGCGCCCGGTGTCCGGGGTGGTTGCCCTCCCAACTTTTGATCCCCCCGGTTGTTAAATGAAACTGAACGGCGTTCAGAATCACTTAACAATCGCCGTTTGTTAAGCCAATCTGAACGTGATTCAGATTCTCTTAACATTTGCGGCTCGGGCCGCCTCGCGCGCCGTCTTGTCGCGGTGGCACGGCGTGCGGCACAGGGTCTGCAGGTTGTCCAGGTCGTCCGTGCCGCCTTCCGACACTGGCTTGACGTGGTCGGCGTCCAGCTCGTGCTCGCGCCCTACTCGAGCGCACACCTGGCAGGTGTACAGATCACGCTCGAACACTTCGATACGCAGTCGCCGCCATGGCCTGCCGCCGCGCCCCTGTCCCCATCGTTCCACCGGTGCAGCGGGCGCCAGCGCTGGACTGGGAGCCACGTAGTGCACGGGCGTCACAGGACGGCGGACACGGAACGTCGGTGGCTTGGTAGGCATCAGTCTTCGATCAGCGAGCCGTCCATGTAACGCGGCCGGCTGTCCACTTCGGGCTGGTCTTCGACCGGCGCGGCAATGGCATCGGCGAGTGCATGCAGTGCCACAGCCTGCGCCTGCACTGCCTCGGCCAGTGCCACCATGCCGGCCATGACGTCGCGCATCATCGAAGCCAGCGCGACCATCGAATCCGCATCCGTGATCTCGCTATCAGCCTGCCGATTCGTCTCGCTGCTCATCGCTGACCATTCCTTCCTGTGCCGCACGCAGTTGGTCCGCGCACATGCGCGCTGCCGCCGCCATTCCGATTCGTAAGTTGCGATCGCCTTCGTGGCATCGACCGCGGTTCATGCGAGCAGCCTGGCTATCCCAGAACTTGGCCTTGGCTTCCCACTCACGCGCCAGCGACTCAACGTCCATTGCTCGCCGCCTGCAGCTGCTTGCACTCGGCCGCTGGCTTCTCGTGGTTGGCGGTGGTGATCCACCAGGCCAGGCAGCGCATTCGCGCGGCGCAGGCGTTGTACGCCGTGTCGGCGCTGATCCAGTTGTCTTTCATGTCTCGGACCAGCTTGGTCTGGACATAAGCCGGTGCGTCGCACAGCGCCAGCAGGCCATCAGGTGGGCGCTGGGGGACGACTTTGGTTTCCGTCATGACCACCGGCACCTTGGCAGGGCCGACCGTCGAGCAAGCAGCCAAGCTCAGCAGGCACAGGGGTATCAAGCAGCGCGCGTGCATCCGCATTGTTCTTCTCCAGCTCAGCAATGCGCCGGCGCAGGCTTTCGCCCTTCTCGCCAGCTTTGTTCAGTTCGCCATGCAGCGAGGTCAGCGCCTGGTTGTCGACGTCGCGCAGGCGGCGCAGCTCAGTCAGAGCCACATCCTGCTGACGATTCACGTCAGCCTGCTCCGTCACCGTGCCGCTAAGCGTGCCGACGGTGCCGCTCAGCTTGGTGACCTGTTGCGCCAGCTCGCGCCGCTGCAACCAGATCGCCAACGTGAATCCCGCGAGCGAAACCACGACTGCGATCAGCGCGTATTCGATGATCAGCCGCGCCTTGCCGGTGATCCACGACCACGCCGTCGTGCCAACCGTCGATCCAGCGGCCTTCACCGCGGCGAACGCGTTACTTAGAAGGGTCATCATCCGGATTCCTGTTCAGGCCAAGACGACCCCAAATGAAGCGCTGCAACATCTGGATACTCGCCGAGGCGCCCAACCAACCGCTGACGCCGACTGTTACCGCCGTCATCGGCTGACTCCAGTTGCTCGCCTGGCACATCCACATGGCGAACAGACCAACCAGACCTGCACCGAGAGCCTGGACTACCGTTTCCCGCAGGCGCACCGGCTTACCGGCGTCCATGCGCGCGAAGATGTGGCCTAGCGCGCCAGCGAAAGACGCCAGCAGCAGATAGGCCGCACCCTGCAACCACGCAGCAACATCCATCAGGTGGATGGGCTTCTGCGGATCGTTGTCACCGAGCATGCCGCGCTCCCTGTGCTGAGTGAGCCGTCACGAGCGGCGACTGAATAGGTCCGCCTCATTTGCGCGGCGGTTAACGAGACCCTGCAGCACGCGGCCGGCGGAATAGACGTAATCGCCGAATCGCGCCTGCGCGCCGGTGTAGTCGCCTGCATTCAATGCGGACAGCAGACCGGGGTAGCCGCGCGGACCGACGTTGTACGTAAGGCTCACGAGCGCGTCGTATTGGTTCTGGCTGATCGGCACACGCACGTTGAGGCGTACCGCCGCTTCCGCCCACGCCAGGTCTTCCTTCAAGAACTGCTCGGCCTGGGCGCGGGTGATGGTCTGGTCCGGCTGCACGCCCTTGGTGTGGCCGTAGCCGATGGTCCACGGCGCGCCGCCGGTGCCCGGGTCGGGATACGCAGTAGCGCTGTAACCCTCGAAGCCTTCGATCATCTGCACGCCGTTCTGGCTGATGCTGAGAGTTGCCGCGCTTGGCATATCGAACTCCAGAAACGAAAAACCCCGCAAATGCGGGGAATGGGATTACCGCGCCAGATGCCAGGGTCCGCTCAGCGGATTGCCACTTCCTGGTTATCGACCTACGGGCACCGCGGTAATGATGATCGCGACCCGGACAAGCTCGGTGGTCCGAGCTTCCGGAAGGATGTTGTGCTGGGCATCGAGCAACGCCTGCGCTTCCGCCTCGGACTCGCACAGCGTGGCCGAACAGAACTCCAGCGTTTCGGGGTCACGCAGCACCCAACCGGTGCGGGTACTGGCATCAGCTCGCAGTTGCATCGTGCCTCCAGAAAAGCAAAAAGCCCGGGCGGGAGCCCAGGCCTCTTTTCATCATCCACGCGATGTCACGGTGCCCATTCTCGACAGAAAAATTAATTAATCAAGCGATGTCACGAATTCGAGCATCGCCGCCTGCTCATCGGGCGGCAGCGGCTCGTCGAACGGGATGCGCAGCCAACTGGCCACGTGGATCCTGCCCGCCCGGAGCAACTGGCTATAGCGCACTGTCGACAGCTGCAGCCGGCGGAGCCTGCGCTCCCTTGGCTCGTGAGACATATAGTGTGCGCGTAGCACCTCAGCCATCTGCCGGCCTGCAGGCTGGACTTCCAGGAACTGCACTGCCGCCTCGACTTCATCGGCCTCCGTGTCCGTCGAATCCTGGCCGAGACCGGAAGGCGCACGCCCGTGCCAGCGAATCAACGAAGCCAGCCACGAACCACCGCTGCCCAGCACCACCTTCCGGCTGTACTCGTTACCCCAATATTTCAGGCGGTCGTCCAGCTCGCGCGATCGGCTCATATGGCCTCCGCCGGCCGCATGCCCTTCACCGTGATGATGCCCTTCGCAACCATCCGCAGCTGCGTTCGAACGATGGCGCGCAGGGCATAGAAGTTGCGATCTGCCTCGTATTGCAGGCGGTCGGCGGTTTCGGCTGGCGTGGGGCTGTCGGTCCAGCGGTTGCATTCCGAGCACGCGTAGACCGCCTGCAGGTCGGTCGGCTTCATACCCGCGCCACAGTCGCCCAGCCAGCGCAGGTGCGCCAGCACGACGGTTTCGGGCCGGCCGCTGCAAACGCGGGCGACCTGCAGCGCGCAACCTTCGCCGGCAGCAGACTGGCGAACGGGCGTCGATTTCGTGCGGCTGCGCTTGATGGGCACACGGGCCTTGTTGAGCCCCTTGTCGGATACCTGGCGCAGCGCGGTTTTGCGCTTGAGGGGCGTTTGCTTCATGGCGTCAGCACCTTAATCGGGTACACCGCCTCGATCTCCCGCTTCTTGATGCGGAACACCTCGGTCACCTTGCCCTTTACGTCGACATACTCCGGATCACGGTGCGGATCACGAAAGAACACGAGGAAGTCGACGACATAGCGCGTGCCGCCAGGCAGGTGCATGGGAACCTGGCGGAGCCAGTAGCGGACCTCGCCAGTGGCGCGCCGAATCTTCAACTGCTCGTAGTAGCGAGCCTCTTTCTTTGAATCGAAGCGGATGCCGTCCACCGTGGTCGGGTGGTTGTTGTACTTCGACGCGCGCGCCTTGTTTTCAGGCTCACGCGCCCCGCCCTTCCCTTGCGCCTCCACGGCGGCACGCAGCGCAGACGGCATTGCCGGAATGCTGGAGAACCGAAGCGCGCGATTACGGCCGGGCATAGCGCAGATACCTTTCCAGCGGGAGACCACCGATCGCAGTGGCGCGCATGTAGACGGCGTGCTTGTCCTGGTTCGCCGGATAACCAAGCTCGCGCTCGGCCTGATCCCACCATCCATCCTCCGCCGCGCACGCCTTGCAGCGTTTCGTCCCCATGTGCCCGAGCCGGGTTACGCCATAGGCCTCGAACCTGACCTTGTGGAAGTCGCACACCTCCCATCGGGATTTCTTCCCGAGCTGGTTCATGCGGTACTGATGGCGGCTCTTGATGTAGGTCACTTGCTGATTTCCGTGGCTCGATGGTGGCGACCGGCTTGCGTCAATGCGAACAGCTGCGGGAAGTAACGGCGCGGGATGGGGCCGTAATCTTTTTTCTGCCAGATCACGCGATGCCGAACGAATCCGTGGCGCCGGACGAAGCCCTGATCGATCTGCGTGTTGAGGGCGGCCCGCGCGCCCTCGTCGGAAGCGCAAAGGCACGTGGCGAGCTGCTGAATGGTCATCGGGCGAAGCGCAAGCGCGCCGACAATTCGGTCACCCAGGTTCATGCGGTCGCCTGCGCTTCCGGTATCTGCGCCGCCAGCATCGCCGCGATCTCGGCGAGCGACGCGCGTGCCGTGGCTTCGCTCGCCGCCTTCGGCTTCGCCGGCTTCTGCCGCTGCAGCAGCGCGGAGATAGGCGGCGGCAGCTGCTTCCCGCGCATGACGTGCTCGCAGGTCAGCTCGTAGGCTTCGTTCACGGCGCGCTCGCAGCGATATTCGTCGCCAGACTGGTACTCAGCCGTGTTGAGGAAGCTCCAGAACTGACGCATGAAGGGCGAATGCTCATCGCCGGGGTGCGCCATCTGGTGGCGAACCGCGGCCATGCTGGGAATGCCCATGCACATGGCGCGGAAGCGCGGCGCGGACGGCGGCCATTCCCGTCCCGTCGCCAGCGTAGCCTGCAGGCCGATGGCGATATGCTCGGGCGACAAGCCGGCGAGCGCAGCGGACCAATCGTCAGCCGCACCACCGGCTGGATCCACGCCGTACTGGCTGACCCAGGTGTTGCCGAACATCCGCGCCATCTTGAGCCAGAATTTATCCAGCAGCGGCTGCGGTGTACGTGCCTTCGATGGTGTCGCCTTGGTCTTCGCCTGCATCGCGGGCGTTTCGCTCGTCGATGGCGCGCTGGACAGCGTCGCCAACCCCTCCACCGCTGCGAGATGGACGCGTTTCATGCTTGCCTCCTTGGGGAACGTTCTTGGGTGCGTACAGGCCGCGCCAGCCGAGCTTGATGGCGTTGTCGATCACTTCCTTCGGCGTCCAGCCCTCGGCGCGCAGCTCGGCGAGCGCGTCCAGCGACAGCTCCGCGGCACGCTGCGTCAGCGGAAAGCGGCGCTCCTTCCGATCTCGGACCCAGGATTCCCACAGCGGCGGGTCCAGCCAGGGAGGCAACTCGACGACGATCTCCGCGGCGGGTGCGCGCTTCCTCTGAGGGTTGCTCTTATTGACGGTTAATGACGGTTCTTGACGGTTAGTGTCCGCCTGGCGGACTTCGAAATCCGGCTGGCGGACTTCGTCGTCCGGGAGGCGGACCTCGTTATCCGCCTTGCGAACTAGTACGGGAGGCGGACTAGTTGGCGTGCCGGACTGGTTGCCTTGGTCACCACCGGCCTTGGGTGCAAAGCCGGCGGGCGTCAGGATGTACGTCGTGCGATAGCGATCGGTCCGGTCTGCTCGGAGCGCGCCAGCATCCTCCAGCCACTTGATCGCCTCGATCACCGCGGTGCGGCCGAAGCATGTCCGCTCGCTGATCTTGGTCAGCGACGGCCAGCAATAGCCCTGATCGTTGGCGTTGTCGGCCAGCGAGATCAGCACGGCCTTGGGCGTGGGCGGCATCTTGAGCGGCCAGCACTGCGCCATCAGCAGCGTGCTCATGGCGTGCCGCCCTCCGCACTAGGAGCAGCGAGGTCGATACCAAGCCACACCGGATCGCCTTCTGGCAGTCTGAGCTGCGCCGGTGCCATAGCTACCAGCAAGCCGACGACTAGGTCAGCCGTCGTCGCGTCCTGGCAAGACACCGCGGCGCGAGCCGCTTCCATCTCGCCGAGCAGCCCGAGCGCCCTGAGCGTCTTCATGCGCTCGGCTCCAGGCGTCCGGACTTCTGCGTGGCAAGCCGCGCCATCGTCAGCAAGGCGGCCTGCACGTCGGCGCAAAGCGCATCGATTTCGCGGCTCGCGTTCTTGGTGATCTGCCCTTTGACCAGCACGCCATTCAATGCAGTCGACATGGCTCCGCTCGCCCCAAGGAACGCCAGCACGCTGGACATCAGCGAGCCATCCACCGCGGGCAGCTCCGTTCGGACGAGTGCGTAGCCGTGCTGGGCGGCTAGCGCCTGCAGAATGCGGTGGTCTCCCGTCAGCCCCATCATCTCGTCGGCCTCGGCCAGCGTCAGGTGGTGCGTGCTGCTATTCGGATTGACCTTGTTGCGCAGGACGCCAGGTTTCATGTCCATGCGTACGGCGAGCACGTCGCAGCCGCCGGCGCAGCCGTGCGCCGTCTTATGGGCGGCGTCTAACACGTTCACGGCGCCACCATTTGCACGTAGAACCCGTGGTTGGCGGCCGGTACCGTGGCTGCCATGGAAGCGATAACTGCATCGAACGGAATGACGATATCGGGGCGCGCCATATCAGCTGTCCCCTCCCGCAACCGCGTCCGCGGTACTGGGCTGGCCCGCGCGTGCCAGCTCGACCAGCTTGCGGCCAAGCTCGTAGTCGCAGCCTTTAATGCGGCCGCGGCGCAGCCGGCTGATGGTGGACTGGCTGGTGCCAGCCAACCGGGCGATTGCGGGGTCCGATTGCCAGACCTTGTACAGGGCTTGTACGGCTTCGCGTGGCGTCATGGCACGCATTTAGGCATGAACGCCTAGACAGGTCAAGGCATATGAGCATAACCTCTATCCACGGGCGGTTAGGCGTCGCTAATGCGCGGCACCATAGGCCGATGACCCTCGCGCATAAGAACCTCAATTTCCTCATTGGCTCCCTGTCGGCAAACCAGCTCGCTGAACTAGCTGGCACGGACCAGACAACCATCAGCCGAGGACTCAAGAATCCAAGGTGGAGCCCAGGACAGAGGATTGCCACGGGGATTTCCAATGCCCTCCGCGTCACAACCTATGACTTCCTGTACGTCGACCTTGAGGCCAGGGCCAAGATGGCCGGCGGTGAGGCGATCAAGCCACTGCAAGGTGGACTGGTTCATATTCGGCAGCTTGAGGGGTTTGAGATTCCGCCCAACACGCCGTTAAGCCGACATGATGCGTTCGATAGCGCATTGGTCGTCAAAGAAGAATGGTTCCAGTTCAACGTGGGGATTGATGCCAAGGATGCCCGCTACGCGGTCCAGCGGGACGACTCCCTCAAGGGCGAGATCGACCTCGGCTCCGTGGTCATTTTCGACACGTCCGCCAACAACGTCGAAGAGCTTGGAGAGGGCATTTATGCGTTTACTTACTTTGGTATCAACCACATAAAGCTGATCCAGATACCTCGCCGCGGAACGCTTCTTTTTGCTGGCACGAAGCGCAGCCTAAATGCCATCATGGCGGAGGGGAAAGAACTGGAAGGTCTGCAGGTGCATGGCCGCGCCATGCTCTCGCTTCATGGCAAGAGGCTGTAGCGATTTCTCAAGGGGGATGGGAATAGCGGTATGGAAAAGCCGGGGAAGATCGCGAAATGGATTGGGGCGGCCGCCTTATACATCGTTGTTTGCTATGGCCTGAAGCAAGTCCCCTTCTACACTGACTTGGCGTCGGGCCTGCGGCTCGCGCTGTTGCTGTTGCTGCCAATGCGCCGCTGGCCGCTGTTGCTCATCTGCGATGCCGTCGCACTGACGCTGTTCACGGTCCCTCGGTTCGGCGTGCCGCCATTTACGACGCTGTCGGCCCTGATTACGATATTCGGATACCCCTTAACCAGCGTTCCGGCCGCACTCCTTGCGCGCCGAATCGGGCTTGATCTTTCACACCACGCTCCGCGCCAGATTTTCAACCTTGCAGCAGTGGCTGCACTGGCAGCGCTCGTCGGCTCGGTGCTCGGCATTGCGTACGTTCTGAGCTGCAATATGCCTCTGGGCGCGCAGCAAGTCACGATTCCAAGCCTGTTCGAGACGTACGCCATAGGCAAGGTGCTGGGAGTGTTCGCCGTGGTTCCCGCCGCCTTCTGGATCGCGTCGATGTTCAATGCGTCGAAAGCGATCACGCGCGCCAGGCTGGCTAAAGCGTTCACGGATCTCTACACCTGGATCGGTGCGACCAGTGGCGTCCTGCTCGTTGCCACCGTGCTTGCCAACTCGGTCGGGCCGGGGCGCCTGCTGCTACCGATTCGACTAGCCATGTTTATGGCTCTCGTCGTCTGCGCGCTGCGTCATGGCTCGCGCGGCGCGGGCATAGCTGTCCTTCTGGTCAATATTGCTCTGGAGTTGACACAGCAGATCCAACCACGGGAGCCCGACCTGGTTACCGTCCATGAGATCGGCGCCCTATTCAGCATAATCGGGCTGCTGGTCGGCACACATGTGTCGCGGCACCAAGCCGAGGCCCTGGCCGCAGCTGCGGAGAAAGATCGGCTGATGGCCGAATCCAAGCTTGCGGAGTTAAACAAGGGCACTCTGCGCCGCTTGGCGCAGAACCAAGCTGATCTGCCTCAGCGGCTGCTTGATGCACAAGCCGGATTCCTGGATGACCTGCTGCTGGACTTCGCTCCGATAGAAAATCAGCTACGAGATAAGAGCGTCGACCGCGAAGATGCTCAACTGCTCTGGTGGCGCCTTAGCTCGCGAACCTATCAGGAGATTCGGGCTCGGCGTGCAGCCATCAGGCCCGAGCTGCTGGACAGTCACGGGCTACGCGCGGCGCTGGCGAGTGGCCCGATCGCTGCGGCTCTTTCGGATTCGGGCATTTCTTTCCACGTACGGCTCACTGACAACTTGAGCAATGTTCCGAAGGCAACGCAGTTCGCCGTATATCAGTTGGCCCACGGAAGTATTGCGCGCTTCCTGCAAGTCGGCGTGGCCGGGTGCGTCACCCTTCGCGTACGGACTGGCCGCTTAGGCGTGCGAGAGTGGGTCGCCGTGCATGTAAACGTAGCCCTGAATTCTGATATTGAGCAGGATCTGGAAAGGGGCGCAGATATCAGTCGATCGCTCATTCTGCTGGCACAAGCGTATGGCGGTCGCGCACGTGAAAAACCGCTGAGAGTCGGTCGTTACGACTTCTCAGCGGTTTTGTTCAACGAGGACATCAACGCCTTGCTGCATCCCGATTCGGATACTCAGCTCGCCAGCGCCTAATAGCGCCAGCGCCCTGATCACTTACCGCAGGAAACCGGATCGGTGCAAGTTTCATCGGCCGCCATCGCGGCCGGCGGAGGCGCAGATATGGCACGCAAGGTCGTCACCTTGCCGCACTCGACGGGATCCCGACACTCTTCCTCGGCCGCATAGGCCACTAGCGTTCCGGCGCTCGGACTGCCCGTGATAACGAGCTGCCCATCGTCATAGACGACTTGCCCGGCAGTCGTTACAGGTCTGGCGTCCAGCACCTGCACCGTGTCCGGGTTGCCAATGGGCAGCACCAGAACCTGGCGCCCCGCTACGGCCAGAGCGGCCACGGGGCTACCGGCCGAGTTGTTGATCTGCACGTACTTCACCCCGTTGGCATCCCAGCGGTACGCATGGAATTGCACAGAACGGCTTACATCAGCGGCGTTCGGCCAGGTCGCGCCCAGCCCCCTCAAGTCCGCGGCATTGGCTGCAGCAGGCACGCCTAAGACGATGCCTAGAACTGCCGTGATTACTGACCCAAGTCTCATGACTTACTCCCTGGCGACCGTGAATATAAATGGTGCCTGAACGCAAATATGCCATTTAGGCATCAAAGCCTAGACTGACATAGGCGTGTGCGCCTAACCTCTCTCCAACACCTGAGGGGAGTGTGCCATGCCGACCGAAGCCAGCAAGTCCCACAAGCCCTACACGGACAATTGTGTAGGAAATGCGAAACCTGTGGATGCGCAGGCCGCCCCCTCGGACGGCAGTGTCAGACCGGAAGGTCTCGCCGGCTGCGACGGCATCATGGGTCAGCACCCGAAGGTGACGCGCAGGCAGGCCGCGCATGCGGTGCTGGTCAGCGCTGTATGCGACTACCTGCTCCAGCAACTGGTCCGCGGGGAAGCTATCTGGTGCAGCAGCAGCCCCATTCACGGGCGGCGCCAACGGGATGTGGCCGAACGCCTCGTATCGCGTGGCCTAGCGCGAATCATTCCGCGCGGCGTCGACAGCGTCGACCAGATCTACGTCGTGATCCCGCCGAACGCCGAGTGGGATTACCAGCGCGACCAGATCCGGGTTGCTGGAGGCGCCAGCCATGGCTGACCTTCGTGCCAGTGGCGGCACCTACTACCTGCGCCCGGTCCGCGGCGAAGCCGCCGCGCTCCACACGCATGCCTCCAACGTCCTTTACTTGAAGCGGCGCCGGCACCGGCTCGCCAGCCCGGTCCCTGTCCCCGGCGAAGACGGCACACCGCAGAGCGGCAACCCCTGGCTGTTCGTGCTGGTGGTGCTGATCGGTGCCGGCGCCGCCGCGATGTTGATCGCCAACATCGTCATCGCCTCGCGGTACCCGTCATGAGCTACGCCGCCCTGTCTCCCGTTGAGCAGCGCGCGGCGGATTTCCAGCTGGCTGCGCTGCAGCGAATGCTGGTCGTCCGCAAGGCTCGCCTTCCCCTTTCCGTTTTGCCGGCCCCGGCGTCGCTCCCCTCCCCTTCGACGCCAGCGGAGCACGCCCCTGTTGCTCCCGGGGCCGGCCCTTCTTTCTCCATGGAGACCATCGCATGAAATTCGAGATCCGTAATCGCTGGTCCGGCGCTGTGCAGTACACCTGCGAGCTGTCCGCGGAAGTTGCCGACAAGTCGTATTCGGTGCAGCTCGGCTTTGCCGTCAAGAAGGCCATCGCCGAGAAGGCCAACCTGCGCGACGCCGACCTGAGCGCCGCCAACCTGAGCGCCGCCAACCTGAGCGCCGCCAACCTGCGCGACGCCGACCTGAGCGCCGCCAACCTGAGCGCCGCCGACCTGAGCGCCGCCAACCTGAGCGCCGCCGACCTGCGCGACGCCGACCTGAGCGCCGCCAACCTGAGCGCCGCCAACCTGCGCGACGCCGACCTGAGCGCCGCCAACCTGAGCGCCGCCAACCTGAGC